TCTGACTAAGACCCGTTGCATTCATAGTTCCAACAACCTTCTCACCAACTTGGAAGGTTCCTGATGTCATAGTAATTTGAAGAATCTTAGGCACACAGTATCTGGTAACATCTTGACCATCAAAGAAAGCATAAAGTCTTGTTAGAGGTTTAAGTCTCTTAGCAACAAATTCAATATTTCTAGATCTCATGAATGGAATAAGATCTCTACTTACAACTCTATCACCAACAGAAGTTCTTTCAAAAGATTCAGTAACTAATGTTTGAGTACCTGTTCTATTCTCAACACCTTGTTGAGTTGTTTCTCTTATAGTTTCTCTATCTACACGATTGATTGTCTCTCTAATTCTTCTAGCAGGGTTTCCAAATCCACCACTAAAGTTATTAATCCAACCACCCATTCCGAATACACGAGTTTGATTAGTAATTACAGTATCTCTACTAGTATCATTAGTTGTTGTCCCTGTCCATGTGGTTTGCCATGAATTCCATAGAACTGGACCTAAACCAGTCTGTTCATCTATTTCACCATTCTCAACCATTCTATTGAAGACTGATTGATAGTCACCTTCAACATTAATAACTTTAGGTTGTAATCTAGCAGTATCAACCCACGTATCAGATGCAGGAGTTATCTCCATAGTTCCTTGCCAGAAACTAATTAAGAAAGGAGTAACACTTTCTGATCTGGTTGCAAAACTTTGCTTTAACCATTCAACTTCAGCGTAATCCAAAGTTATAACATCGTTTTTCTTTCTTACATTAATTCCTTCAATTGTTGCAAAATTAAGATCATCATTAGGATCATTACCAACAACTGGTCCAAAAATTAAATCAACTGAATTAGTGTAATGTCTTGGTCTTAATTCTTTATTTTTTGTATCAATACTATTATTAATAGGAGTAGCTTGCTCTTGAGTTTGGAATCCAGTAAAGTTATCTACAAAGAAACCAGACTTAAATCTATTCAACCCATCACCATCAGCAACAAATAAATTTGCTGTATTAGTTTCTAATAAAGAAAGAGTTGTATAATATTCAAGATTCTTAATTCTATTTTCAAGATTTTTAATATCTTGCATCGTAAATCTTTTACGATCTAAGAAATCAATCTGTGCTCCAGCAACATTATAAAGATAAGGTGGAAGTCTAACAGTTGCTATTTCAATAGCACCATCAACTGGAACAGGTTTTTGTGGATCTTCAGCAGGATCTCCATACTTTATTTGGAATATTCCCTCTTTACTTAAGAATATTCTATCAATTCTTCCAAGATAGAATGAAAAATCAGTCAATAGTGACTCATCAGATGCTAAAATATTAGGAGCAGAATTTCCAGATGCATTAAAATTCCTTCCTTTAAATTCAAGAGGAGATCTATCTCCTTCAGAAATAGAAGAAACAACGCTTGCTCTTGGTCTAATATCAATTATATCTGAATTTGAAACATCATCAATTTTTGGAATATCTATACCATAATCATATTTGTCATAAGAATTTACAGTTATAAAATCACCATTATCTCCAGAGTCAAAAGATCCATTTGAATAATATATTTTTATTTTTCTAGTTGGAGCATCAGCATCAGACTTTCTCTTAATCTGACCTATATTGTAAATGGTGGATTGTTGACCATCAACAAATGAAAAATTAGGAGATATATCAAAACTTGGAGAATCTAAAGTAGAAACTATAGCACTAGCACCAGACTCTTGGAATTGTACAGTTTCTCCTTCTTTGAATAAATGCTCATTTTGATAAATGATACTAATCTGAGTATCACTTGGTTTTTCTGCTACCATAGCAACAGCATCACTACCTTGACCAATTAATTGTTCACCAATTATCAATTCATTAGTTGTGGTTGATTGTGTAACAATAGAAGCAAGAGTAATTTTAGGTGATGATGGATCACTAGTATCTGCTGACTCAAATACTGATAATACTTCTATAATATCAGAGTCATTAATTGATATGTTTTTATCCTGAACTCTTGTTCCAAATGGATAATCACCAAATGTCAATCCATCATTTAGTGTGGTTGTTCCAATTCCAGAAGCAGCATCTTTAGAAAGATTAACAACTAAAGACTTAACAGCATTTCTTATTTTCTGTTTTGCTTTTGGATTTTGTTTTTTAATAGTAGCAATTAAAGTTGCTCCTTTATTTGCAGCAGGAGGATTAGATAAACCACGAATTTGGCAAGTATTTCCAGATCCAAAATCAAATTGATCTGATGTTAATTCATGAGTCTTACCATCTGCCCCGATTAGAGAGTATCTTTTTGCACTAAAAGGTTGGAAACTCTCATTTGTAGGTAATGTTGGGACAGGAGTTTCTAATCTACCATCACTAATATTAACAGAAAATGTTTTTCTTATAACAACTGATGCACCTGTTAGATCAACATTAGATATATTTCTTTTAGGTAGTCTAGTATATAATGTATTATCACTAGAACTATCTAATTGAGTTGCTAAAACTTTTAAATCACTTACCTCTTTAAATTGATTTACAGTAGAAACACCAGAGGCAGTTGTAGGCAACCCACCATTAAATACTCCATTTACTGTAGTAACACCAACAACTGAGACAGAAGTTGCATCTACACTAATTACTCTTGCTAAAATAGGATCTTCTGATATTGCAAGATCACTATATGATATGAGATTTCCTATAGTGGTAATACCTGGAAAATTAGGGTTTGTGCTTTGTATTTTAGTTCCTGCAGCTCCTTTATCTACACCAACCGTAGAGACACCTACATTAAGCAATGTGGAAGGAATTACATTTGCACTAAAAGTATTAAGACCAACAGTATTATCATCAGTTCCATAAACAGATTGAACATCTGAAATAGTAAAATTAGTAATACCTATTGCTGTTCTTCCATTATCAATACCATTAATTATTAATTGCTCATTAGTAATAAAATCTCCATTTTTTTCATATACAGTTAAAGCCACTCCAGCAGAAACAGAGTTTACAAGAAAAGCAGTAGCACCACTGTCTTTTCCTTCAATAAAAGCAGGAACAGATTGAGTGATAGATTGATTTAATTCTATTTCACTAAAAGTTTGCACGTCATATAATGAAAGATCCCACTGATTTTTTTGTTTATCTGCATCAGCAATTTCATAAGTTCCAGATTCAAGTCTAAAATCATATACCCTAGCAAGACCAACTTCTTTACCTTGAACAGTTTCAGAATTAACACCGACTCTTTGATTTCTTAAACTTAGAACATATGTACTACCGATACCCACTGTGGGAGTTCTAAAGACACTGTTTATCTTAAGTGTTGGACCAGTATTATAAATTATTGATTGATCTTTTAATGTTTTTACATCTCTTGGTTTTGGTACATCAAGGAATGTGGGATTTACGGTTTCAATTTCATATCCTTTAACGTATGCTTTACCTGGAGAGAGTTTATATAATGCTAAATCATCACTTGGAGTTTCTCCACCTGCTGTAAATTGACCAGCATTATACACTCCTCTATTTCCAATATTATCATTTAAAGATTCTAAAAGAGTAACATCAAAAGGTTTTACATCATAATTTCCACTTTCGTCAAAAGTTCTTCTTGCAAGAGTATCAGTTAAATCAAAATTCTTTGAATATACTCCACTAAATCCACCAAGAGTAGCACCTCCAGCAGATCCCTTTCTTTGAGCTCTTAAAATTCCATCATTTATAACTGCTAACTCAACAAAACTATTATCATCAAAATCATCTAATGATTTTTTAAATAAACTTAAAGATATTTTTAATCTATCGGCACCTGGTGCAGAAAAATTATTAAATCCTTGAGAATTATCATTTAAAGTTTCATCTATATCTCCATTAATTATTTCTTCATCTACGAATAAACCTATCCTATAACTTGGATTGCTATTATATTGATCAAGAATAAGAGTCTCTTGCTTTACGTTACAAAATTGACCACGAACAAAATATACACCCTCTTGAATTTGGAAAGAAGATCCAGTAACAGCAGCATCACTTGCTACGGTAAGAGCAAATGGAGCACCAGCAGCAATTGCGGTGTTACCTAATAATCCTGAAGTTATTATCTCTGAACATGTTAATTCCTCAGCGTCAGAAAACACTTGAGTAGAGTTATCTCCAGTATTTGATGTTAGATAATTTATATAAAGTGTTAGATTACCTCTTTCAGAATCTTCTGCCAATAAAACCTTATCTACAACAGCACTTACACCAGATCTTTGCCCCGTAATTTTTGTACCAATTAACTGATCTACATATGCAGATACTGGAATTCCTTGATAATTATTATTAAGTTGCACACCATAATATATTCTATTATATCCAGTATTACCAGGTATTACTTTTGAACCTTCCTTAAAAAAATGTTGACCAAATTTTTCAATTTGGTTTTGCAATATGGATTGAAGAGTTGTTAACTCTCTAGCTTGAACAGGTACTCCTGGCTTAAATAAAACCCGATAAAAATCATCAGACGGATCATAATCGTCAAAATATGGGGATACATTTAAGTTGGTTTGCTGTGGCATGATTTTTTAGAACTGCAAAACTATTTTGATGTCTTCTTTTTGATTTACAGACCGAGTTATAGCTGGTCTATTATCAACGTAAATAATATTTCCTGAGTATTTTTTAACCTCTGGGTTAGCAATACCTTCAGTAAAACTCTGTCCAAGATAATATGTTATATTATTTATCTCTGTAGAGAGACCTGTAAACCCAGTATCAATTTGTAATGTAGACCCAGAAGAAGGAGTAATTTCTACATCTCCACCAGTGCCTGGTGACGCAGTAAATGCATTTCTATTAAATCCATATTGAGGATTAGTTACTGCTGTTCCAACCGTATTAAAACCAGCAAGAGTTCTATCTTGCCAGAATTTTAATACACCAGTGGTTTGATCATAATTTACCACTCTTGCAACTGCGGTTGATCCAGTTGATATTGTTTGAGTAACATAAGAGTCTGCAGTAAATGTAGCAGAACTATATCCAGTTCCTGTTAATCTTAAAGCACCAAGAGCACTTGCCTTATCAGCACTTAAGAGGGAAGTTGAATCAAATTGTTGAGGATTTTCAACGATACCCACTCTAGCGATATCATTACCAGTTATAAAATCTGGATTTTCATTATCATTTTCAATTCTAGAATATAAGAGAACATTAAACGCACCAAGTTCTCTATAGATATCAGATCCATGTCCTCCTTTTGGTGGAATAACAACATTAAATTCTGGTCTAGTGCTTCCAGTAGGAACACTTCCTGCTTCTAGATCAACACTTCCAAAAGTATATCCAGATCCCTGTTTAGAAACAACAACAGTATCAACTTGTTGATCATTAGTTGTTGTGATAGTGCATTCTGCTCCAGATCCATCACCTTTGATAGGAACATTACGATATTCGGTTCCACCTACAGGTCCAATACTTATTCCCCTATTAGTGACAGTAACTATCTTAATAGAACCATCTACTGCATTATCTCTAACAGCAGCATTGTCATTACTTGTTTCCCAGTCTGCAGGAACAGGCATAAAATCCGTAGAATCGAATTTTACAATATCACTTGGTTTAATTGTATAAAGATATTTCCAAATATAATTATCACCACTACTTCCAGCAGACCTTGGTTCCAAATCAGTAAAAGTTGGTTCATCTAATGATGGTCTACCATTTGGATTATCAGGGTCTGTTCCATTTTGAAGGCATATATAAACTCTAAAATCACTGTTTATGACATAATAAGTTGCAGTATATAAATTGGTCGCACCTGAAACTGGAGCAGTGTTTGTTCTACTATAGTCTCCCCTATACATGTCAAAGGTAGTTCCTGATGACCATGATCTTTTAGTTACAACTTGTTTTGCATCTGAAGAATTTATCTTCTTTAATGCGATCATAGTATCATAGTAATCAGTTTCTTCTGAAAAACTATCTTTAGGGGATGGGGGAGTCGTATTCCAATCAGTTGCAATATCTGTAGGATTTGGTAATCCAACGAAAGAATAATATGCATTCGTACTAGAAGTTACTCCAGCAATAAAATTCTTTGCATTTAATATTCTAATCTGATCAGTTATTATAGCAGCCATTTGGACAGAGATTTTTCTTTATTTATTAATGATTAATCAAGGAGTTCTATAATCCTTATATTTAAGTGATTCAGATCTTTTTACTACTGTAGAAGTAGAAATTCCACCTGTTCCACCTAAAGTATAAGCAGTATAAGAATTGCTTTCAGATCTTGAGGTTAGATTAATTTTACCCCAACTATATGCTCCAAAGTAATTACCAGTTTGGATTCCAACACCACTGAAGGATGGCCACTGACCACTCCAAGTATTGAAGTTGGTTACTTTCACAAATACTCTATTAACATGAGTTGTGCCTATTCCAACACCTGTAGTTCCCACTCCAGTAGGAGATTGAACTATTTCAAAATTGTTAACTTCATAAACGTTATTTATGAATTGAGTTCCTACTCCAATAATAGCACCACCAGTATCTACAGAATTAATTGATGTGGTTGCACTACCAACTGTAGAGTCGTTAACTATGAAGAAGTCACCTGTAGATATTCCACTAATAGTAACTGCAGTTCCAGCAATACTAGAATCTCTCAGATCTGATGTAAGAGGAATGTGTAAATCAAATATTAACTGGTAATTAGTTGAACCAGCTCCTATTGTGGTCGTTCCAAATCCAACAATAATACCAGAATCACCTTGATAGTAATCAACCTTATTTTCCTCTACACTAATAGTTGGAGGACTTATGAGAACTGCTGGTGGATTAGATGATGTATATCCAGCACCAACACTTGTAATTGCTATACCAGTTATAGTGCCAGCAGCACCAATTATAGGAGATCCAAAAGCAGTTGTAGATGTTGAACCAACACCAACTTCTTTTCCACCTAGTGACGTTGTTGCAAAACTAACTGTAGCAGTGCTGTAACCAACACCACCAGTAGAAATAGCAACAGAGGAAATTGTTCCAAGACCAGATACTATAGCAGTGCCAGCAGCACCAATTTTATCCTCTTGAGAATCAAACTTAACTTTCTTTTGGAAAGTAAAATCACTATCCGTTAGTAAATTAGGAAGTTGATTAACTTCATCTTGTGGATCAAAGTATGGTCTTACATTTTGAACATAAATGATTGTTGATCCTATTCCAACAGATTTAATAATATGTGAACATGGATTAATAACAGGTTCATAGATTTCTCTATCTTTACCAACACCCTTTTCATTAATAATCTTATCTTCAGTTTGTCTACACCAAGTAACTGGTCTCTCCAAAGTAGAATCACTACTATTTCCTGGTCCGTTATAAGGAGGAGTAGAAACACGATCTGTAGAGTCTACACTAATAGGAACTCTAGGAGTTTCTTGCAAGTAATTATCTTGAGTTACTAAACGTCCAATAGTTAAGTCATCACCTGGTTTTACAGTTTCTATAACTTTTCTTTCAACAACATCTAGACCACCAGTTCCTTTATAGAAAATAATTTCAACTGTATCACCTATCTTAGGTGCTTCGGTAAATTTAATTATACTACCACCAGTAAACTTATATCCTTTGCCAGGAACTTGAGGAATGTTATTGACAAATACTAAAAGAAGATCTTGAACATCAATTTTTGATCCTTTCTTAGCAGCGATTGAGACAGTAGCATTATTAAGTGTTAATTCAAAATCAGTCTTACTTCCATCAATAAACCTTTCAATATTATCAAGAACTTCTAATTGACCTACAGACCATGCAGTAAATTCATCATTAAATACTTTTTCAATATCAATTATAAACTCTGTAAATGTTTTACTAGGATCTGTTGGAATACCAGTAGTGCCACCAATAGGAACAGTTAGTTTTTCAAGGTTACCATATCCACTACCAGTATTTTGAATGGTGAAATCAACAATACTAGATCCTTGACCAACAACAATATCAATTGTAGCATTAGTTCCAATACCACTAGATGTATCACTATATTCTAGATTAATACCACTGTATGATGTTGGATCATCAAAGACTACTTTATTAAATCCATTTACAACACCACCTCTAGCATATAAATGATTTCTAGTTGATGGTCCAGTTTGTGTTTCAAATGTCTTGCTGTCAAGAACACGTAATACCTCACTTCCGTTTGCTGCAACGTCAAACTTACTTGCTGAATTATTATTCAATCTAGGAGCTATGATAGCAGACTGAACAGAACCAAATCCAACATAATGACTTAAGACTGTAGATATACCAACATTAACTTCAAATTGAGTTGTACTATTAACTGCACTAACTTGTACTCCTGTATAGTAAGGGTCAGGTTTTCTTGGATACTTGTGAACAGAAGCAAAATTATCTTTAGAACATCTAAATGATAGAGATTCTGTAGAAAGTTTTATACTAGTTCCAGTTGTCAAACCATGCTGAGAACCACCACTACCAAGTGTCATCGTCAAAATACCTGAAGATGCACTGTATATTGCAGTCGAAATATTAAAGTTGACTATCGTTGATATACCAACATTTAATGAGAATGTATTTGTCGTAGTGGCAGTAATAGTTGTTGTACCAATTCCTATGATAGGATCAGTAGCACGAGGATATGGATGTAATGATGAGTAATCATCCATAGAACATCTAAAGACTATGCTGCTCTGAGCAATAGAAACAACATTAGATGTGGTAAGACCATGATTAGCAACAGTGACTGTCATGATCCCACTAGGACCATCATAGATTGCGTTAGATGGTGTATACCCTAATCCTGTATTAGCCTCTGTTATCGCACCAGGATTTGCACTTACAAATCTATGATCATAGTCTCCACCACTAATTACAGCGTTATCTGTAGCACTTACAAATTGATGTGTTGATTGATCACTTACTGCAGAGAATCCAACATCAATTGTAATTGTAGTATTAGAAGTTCCGACAATAGGAATTGAAGTATTGAAGGCTCTATCTTGTCCTCGTGGATAGTAATGAATACTTGATCCACCATCAAGAGCACATGTAAATCCTAATCCACTAAAGATTACAACACTATTCTGACCTGTTGTTGAGAATCCATGAGCACCAGCAGTGGTAACTGTCATTATACCAGTTGTGGTGGTATAACCTACGGTGGTGATTCCAAGAGCAGGTTTATAATCACAAGTAAACGCAATGCCTGATAATACAATCTCATCACCAGCATGTAAATTATGAATAGTTTGTGTGGTGATAGTAGAGATACCAGTTACAGAACTATAACCAACATTTGCTACTTGTCTAGGTGAATAGAATATATGATTTGCATTAGTAACAGCAACCCCCGTAATATGTCCAGTTGTAATTTGTGCTGTGCCAATCCCTATCACATTTGTACCAGGACGGCTAAGAGTTTGTATACCAACATTAACTGTTTGAATACCTGCTCTATATCCAGAACCTGTATTACCAATACTAATGGATTTGATCGTACCACCAGCAGCAACAGTAACCGTTCCACCTGCAGCAACTAGAGGTTGATATCCAAATCCTTCACTAGATCCTACGGAAACAATTATTCCACCTTTAGGAAGACTACCAACATTTACATCAGAGGTAGAACTTCCAGTTCCTGTAAATGAAATTGTAGTAATACCAATAGTAGAATCCTCCACTATACTATACTCATTAGTATCACCATCACCATCAAAAGCTGGAGTTTGGAAAACATCATTAATAAGAACTATTGCATTATCAGTTGTAATTCCTTGTACATTAGATCCACCTGATTTTAATACAAAGTCTGATCTTTGTCCTGTGAACTGAGAAGATAAACTATCAAAAATATAATTTCTATGATATGGTTCATTTGCTGTATCTGGTACACCAGAACGCATGAATGTTCTTCCTTCAAAACTAGATCCAGTTGCGATTCCTGTAAAATCTCTTGAATCTGGTGGATTTGTGGTAGTGCTTAATGGAACATTTCCATAAGGTGCTTCTGTAAAGTTTAACGTGTTATCAACAATATTATAATTACCATTTACTTTGGTTATTAAAGTTCCTGTTCCATATCCTGATAAAGAAGTTCCCAACCAAGGTCTCCTAACTCTAATAAGATTATCATTTCCTGATTGCCCAATAGCATCAATTCTGATTATCTCATTACCAATCTTAACTAAATCACCACCAAAGAATGATGTGATTCCAGCAAACTCTATTATGTCATCGGTGGTAAACACTTGACCTGCTGTATGTGTTGTAACTGCAGTAGATACGACAGGAGACTGAATAATATTATCTAATGTTATTAATGCCTTATTATTCTGATTAACTGAATTAAAAGCATGAGATGTTCCAATACCTACACTTGTGATATCAACGGTCTCTGGGACTGTCTGAAGTGCCTTAGAGACGGTTTCTGCAAGTTTAATTGTTTCTTCATCAATTTTAACAGCAAACACTTTAGTTGGTAATAATGTAGTTGTACCGACCCCAACAAATCCATTAGTGCTGGCAACCCCAATTGACATCGTAACACCAGCACCAGGATTAGTGTAAACCAACTCCTCACCAGTAACAAAGAAATGATTTGGAAGATTAATAGTATTATTTGTTACATCTACAATAGCACTGTTACTACCATCAAATGGTTTTCTAAAGATTGGATCACCTTTATGAGATAATCCAAATTCTCTTAGCACAGAACTCTCAGTTCCTGTGTAATCACCAAATCCACTTTCAATAGTTCCATTATTAAAATCAATATTATCTTTTGTATCATCCTGTATTCTCACTGCATTCATATACACATTTACCTGTGCATTAATACTTGCCACAGGAGTAAAGAGTAATGATACAGTTCCTGCAGATGATACTTTAGATCCGAATGTTCCTAAACCAGTTGGAGAAACACCAGATGCAACATTAGCAAACTCTACATCATATGTTTCTGTGGTTGAACCTTCAATAAAATCAGTAACCACTGCAAACTCAAACATGGAGTAAACTTGGTTAGTCACATCAGTTACCTGAACTGTTCCATAGGCAGCTTCGTAATCTGAAGGATATGAACCAATAGTAGTAATACCAGGAGAGGAGGAAGATGAAATTTCAGTTGTTCTACTTTCTATCCGTGCGTGTTTGAGATCAACTGTTCCAATACCTGTAGTAGTGGAATCTCCCATACCTATAAGAATGGTATTAATAACACCAGTTGTTCCTATACCAACATTAGAATTAGGAATAAAATCAACTTTTAAAGTAGAACCATCAATATAACCTCTATAGGTTCCAAGACCACCTATTGCCTCTGGAGTAGTAACTGTAGTTAATCTACCATATTCCATTATATCAACTTCATCATCATTATGAATAATATTCAATTGATTAAATTCATGCTCATTGCCATCAATATCTGGATTGATATTAATAATAACTTTGGCAGATCTGTAGGTGCTTGCAATACCTACAATTGTTTTAGTTGTAATTCCAGTGCCAATCGCAGCACTTTCAGAGTCAACTAAAGAGGGACCAATAACAGTGCTACCTGTGCTTAATAAATTATCATCAAGATTATAAGAAAGAGTGGCAACAAAATAATCATTTACAGAGAATTTTACTGGGAAGAAATTCAATTGACCTTCACTACCTGAAATAGCAAAATCAAAATCTCCTTGATCATAAACTGATTCAACTCTTCCATATTGGTTAATATAACCAAATGAACTATCATGAATAAGGTCAACAATCATTAATTGTCTTTGAGCACCAAATCTCTTATCTCTCACATAGGCAATATATTTCAGTGCTCTCCTATCTGCTAATGTAAATTGGTTAACAGTGCTAAATCTAGTTGCTCTTGGATTACTATTAAATGTTCCACTAAAATCATCAATAGAGACAACTCTGTTTCCAACTGACTCTTGGAAATCTTCTAAAATTCTACTTGTAAAGGTTATCTCTGTAGAGAAAGAATCATTTTCAGTAATCTTTAAATTATTTTCAGTTACTAAATCAAAATCATATACACAATTTAAATCAGCAACACCGAAAAGATCATTTACCACAAATACATCAGCTTGTTCTGTTGATAATCCAACTCTAGCAGAAGCAGTTGATTCTAACTGATAATCAGAGAATTTTTTAAATCCTAATGTATGGTTCAAAGTAGAAACAGGATCATCCCATTTTTCTATATCAACTCTAGAACTTAATGAGTAAGAGAAATTTTGATAATAATCACTATCTTGTATTCTTTGAACATTATCATTAAAGAATCCAGAATTAGTTTCCCAACCCTTTTCAACTCTTGAAGTTGCATTCAATCTAATTTGAGAATCAAAAGTGTCTATGGATGAGGCAAAACCTTGAGTTCCTGAAGTCAATCCTTTTAAAATATCACCATCTACAAATCCCTTTGTATTAGAAACTCTTAGAATACCAGTATTTGGATTCCAATCTTCAACATTTCCACTCGTACTACTAATAGATCCAGTAACTACTTCATTTTCTGAAAAATTATTTGGTGTTAACTTAATATCAAATGTAGGCATAAATTTTTGAGGGACAATTCTTCCAGAAGAATTGACAAAATCAAATGTTCCTGCTGATAGACCAGGAGCTAATCCTGTAAAGTAATTAGAAAGATTATATGTAACTGTTCCAATACCACCAAAGTTTTCATCAACTGCTGTTATTGTAAAGAGTTCATAATCATAATTTGCAGAATTATAACCTCTTGCAGTTGTACCAACTCCTACACCAACACCTTGAATAAAGACTTTATCACCAACAGCAATTGGGAATGTATCTACAGTGCTAAATCCAACAGATAACTGAACCGTTACATCATAATTTTCTGTATTAAATCCAACAGTTGCAATTCCAATACCATTACTATTTTTATCAGTAACAATTGTTGGAGGTGCGTTAAAAATACCTTTAGTATTCTTTAAAATTTCTACCTGCGGATTTCCTAAAGTATATTTTAAGTCAAGATCTAGAACAGGTTTTTTAGTTTTTCCATCTATAAGAATTAAATCTGGTGATGAAATATAACCTCTTCCAAAAGAAGTTACTCCAACAGATTCCACTGACATCAAAGAATCTATTTTAATAATCTGAGGTAAAGATGCGGTAGGTTTTACGGTAGGATCTGATGGGAAATCATATCCAATATCTTTAATTTTTAATGTTTTAATTTTTCCAACTGAGGTGCTCTTTGGTTCAATAATAGCAGAATTACCAACATCAGTAATAATTGTAGTAATACCAGGAAGTGTATAATAATTACTACCAGGATTTGTTATTTCAAAATCGGAAATAGCACCGTACGCAGTTGGACTATCAGTTTTATAAGATACTAATGATGTAGTCCCATATGAAGTTCTTTCAGGAGCATTTGCTAAAGTATATGAGAACTGATTAGTTGCACCTATTGTTACTACTTGCTTGCCACTAAATCCACTATCAACACATTCAATTTTATTTCCAGATAAAACATCTTCATCCACTACTATTTGTTTTTTAACTAATGGTAATGTGCTTTCAAAAATAGGATCTAATGTATAATATAAAACATCTGGAATATCATTAGTAACAGATAAAGTTACTTTTGCATCAGTGGATACACCTACAGTCCCAGTCCTTGTAACATTAAAGGTATTAGAACTTGGAGATGTGTCAAATTGTTTTGTTAGATTTTCATCAGTATAGAAATTGAATGAAAATGCTGGATAGTTTGTTGTTTGTACATTATATCTTAAAGAAGAATCTGTAAGATCAAATTCAACAGTGGAGTTCTTATATACTTTTATTAGTGGATTAATTGAATTTATTGTTCCTGAAGAGGTACTACTTATTCCTACCACACTTGGTGTCAATGATCTTGATCCAAAATCAGTTTTACATAATTTAAAATTATTACTATCAACTTTAACAATATAATAAATTTCATTATCAATCAAACCACCAGATGGAATAGATGCTGTATGAATAACTTTATCTCCAGTTTCATATCCATGATCGTTTATTGTAATTGTATTTGTAGTGGTATTAACTCCACCTCCAGTAAATGATTTTGGATCAATTATAAGTCTTCTATTATAATCATTATACTTAACACTAATTGTTGTCGTAATTCCTGAAATAACATCTACAAAAACATTTTCATTATTCAATAAACCATGAGTTTCACCTGTGGAGACAGTCGCAGTAATTCTACGAAGTTCTCCAGTGATTACATCGTAATTGGTCTTAAAGCTATGGAAAACACCAGTTCCTATTCCAGAGAAGAAAACAGTTGTGCTATCTCTTTGTGTGCTCGCAATACCTACAAAAGTACCAGTGCTACCTAAACCAACCTTACAAGTTGATATGCCTATTAAATCTTCTGTGATAACAGCAGCAAAAACAGTCTGTCCATTTATTAAAGTTGATATGCCTGTATTAGCAGCAGCACCATCCTCTCTAATATTAAGACCCTCACCTACATTAGGAGAATATGTTAATTTATCACCTGTTCTCAATCTATGATTAGGAAGGAAAATTGCTTTTGTTTGGATAAATTTTTGTGTTAATCCAATTCCAGGATTACTGAATACAATTGTAGTGCCAATACCAACTCCAGATCTTGTTCCCAATCCTACAGAATCTACAGGATTAAAATAAATTTGTTGATTAACTCTATACTCATAATCAGAACTAAATCCAGAATTAATCCTAAGTCTTCTGGGATCCTCAAGAATTTCTGAAGTTACAGTATGAGAAACTCCTGTAACTCCGTTGTTAGCTCTAAGAACTCTAATTCTAGAAAGAAGAGGTTCTACATTTAATAATTTTAAAGTTTCTGTTCCGATACCAAGAAGATCATTAGATTGAAGATTTGATAAATCTCCCCGAACGTCAATATGTGTTACTATACCTGTAGTGCCATCTGTTCCGATAGCAACAGCAGTAGTTCCTACTCCAGATACAGTTAGTTTTGTAGAAGTTATTCCAGCATTATAAACTCCTTCAATTTCAGAGGAAGTTGTTGATAATCCAGTAACTGTAATAATATCATTATTAATAAATTGATGAGGTTCTGCAGAAACAATACTATAAACTCCTTTTTGATTTGAAGGATAAATTTCTACGTTTGTTATGCTACTAGTAGCAGCACTTACACTACTTACTGGTTTTCCAAGAATTCTTGAAACTTTTGCAGCAGCATCTCTTCCTTTGGTATTAGTATTATCAAATAATACCGTATTACCTACTTGATAATTTGCACCACCAGTTTCGATTCCAATACTTTCTATAACACCAGGTTTCGTTCCTGCAACATCTATGGTTTGAGATAGATTGTTTGGTATGGGTAAATATGGATAATATGTTTTATTATCATCAATTAAATTATAAGGAGTTGTATTTCTACGCCATTCATTATCACCTACTTTATAATCATCTTGATTAGAAGAATTTAAGAAATTAAAATCATTAGGAGATGAATAATAATTTTCACCAATTAGATAGGGATATACTGGTAATTTAAAAGTATTAAATTGACCTTCTTGCTCTGCACCAGAATCATCAACTGTTGCAAAGTAAGCATAAGTCCCGTTTGGATATTGTGGAGTAACACAAAATCTTCCATTATTTTCATCAAGAACAGTTTCATCACTTACTGCCTTGTAAGTAAAATCATCACAGAAAAATCCTGCAGGAAATACACTTAATGGTGGTCTATTTTCTTTTATCGCAGCCTCTTGAACGTATCCAGATTTCATCTGTGCTACTGTGCCACCTGCCCTCTTAACATAACCATAAGGACCATAAATTGGATTACCATCATATGCCCAACCAATAATTGGAGAGTGGTTGTCAGAGGCAGTTTCTTGACCGTTAACTTTCCTTAGATCAGGTTCACCATATAAAGATTTACCCTCTTGATTAGTAGCATAAACAGTTTGTCTTAATTTTCTAGGAGCATATAAATGATTATATTGTAATTCAATATCACCATCCTTTATAATTCCATCATCCTCCGAAATTTGTCTAGTTTGATAATATCTTTCAAATAGATTAAGATTCCATTTTTGAATATTTGCACGAACTTTACAATCAGATCCAGAGTTTATAACATCAATAGAAGTGGTTGATGGTTCATATCCAGCACCCTCATGAATCACATTAACAGATTCTAAAACATAATTAATTGTTGTCCCTATACCAACAGAAGATTGATTTCCATTAAGATCATGTATTTTTAAAACAGGTGTTATGACAGCTCCTACACCTACACCATTTATTTGTAAGTTTGGAGGTGAATTATAATTAGTTCCTTTATTTTCTACAACAACTTCAATAATTTTTCCACCACTAACGATAGGAGTTAATTGTGCATTAGATCCTGATAATAAATTTATTTCTGGTTCTCTAATAAAATTAATAATTTCAGATGCACCATATCC